CCATCACTGCCTCCCGATGCTGTCGCACATCACCCGCTGGGTCATCGCGGTCGATGGCGACGCGCCCGGCGCGGTCCTGGCCGAGGAGCTGGCGCGGCGCTACGGCAAAGAGAATTGCATGCTCGTGAAGTGGCCGCAGAGCGGTGACGCGCCATGTAAGGATGCGAACGACGTCCTACTGACGCACGGCGCCGAGGAGTTGCGGCAGTGCATCGCCGAGGCGGAGCCCTTCCCGGTGCTGGGCGTCTTCAAGCAGGACGCCGAGGCGCTGATCTCGATGAGGAACAACCCGGTGGATCGTGGCGTCTCGACCGGCTGGGATCACGTCGATGACATCTACCGCGTCGCGCCGGGCCTGCTGACCATCGTCACGGGCGTGCCGGGCAGCGGCAAATCGGAATGGCTCGACGCCCTGCTGGTGAACCTCGCCGAACAGCATGGCTGGCATTTCGGCGTCTGCAGCCTGGAGAACCCGCTGGACGAGCATGGCGGCAAGCTGGTCGAAAAGTATGTCGGCGAGGCCTTCAGGGCCGTGTCGCTGGAGCATACCGCCATGACCGACGACAAGGTGCGCGAGGGCGCCGCCTGGGTGAACAAGCATTTTAGTTTCATCCGCGACGAGGGCGACGAGGCCCAACCGCTGTCGTGGATTCTCGACCGGGCCAAGGCCCTGGTTGTGCGCGACGGCATGCGCGGCCTCGTCATCGACCCATATAACGAGCTTCAGAACGACCGGGCGCCGCACCAGACCGAGACAGAGTTCATCGGCAAGTTCCTGCAGCGGCTCAAGCGCTTCGCCGCCCGGCACGGCGTCCATGTCTGGCTCGTCGCGCATCCCGCAAAGCTGTACGCCGACCGGGGTAAAGACCTGCCGGTTCCCGGACTCTACGACATCAGCGGAAGCTCAAATTGGGCGAACAAGGCTGATATAGGAATCACGGTGAGCCGCCCCGATCTCACCAAGCCGGAGGTTGAAATCCATGTCCGCAAGATGAAGCACAGGCGATGCGGCAAGGTCGGCTGCGAATACTTGCGCTGGAACAAAATAACCGGGCGCTATGATCGCGCCTACCAAGAGGAGATGAACCTGTGACATTGGGGTCCAGTAAAATCGCACGACCATGTGAGGAATGTCGGCATTTTGAGGACCGCTTCCACAACTGTCGCGACGGTCTATGCCACAGACGGTCACCATCAATGGGCATGGACGGCCACGGCCAATGGCCCAGGGTCTCGATGCGCGATAGCTGCGGCGATTGGGAGAACAGGCTGCTCCCGGACGTCGAGGTCGGGCGTTTCTGGTCGTAAAGGTTCATGTGTAAATTAATGCACATCGCCGTCATCATCGCCGTCGAGGCTTTTATCTATCTCGCAATCGTGGCTTTTTTTGGAGGATAAAATCGAAGCAGCAGAGGCAGCGCCGTCAAAGAACGTCAAGCCGGGCCGCCGCATATGCCTGTCCTGCGGCAAGCAGTTCAAGAGCGCGTGGATTGGCAACCGCATCTGCGAACCCTGCACCAAGCGCGGCGCCGCGCCCGATGACCATTATTGGGGACATAAGAGAAACGATCCGCGATAACGGCGGTAAATAGACCCAATGTTTTCAGCGTATACGGCAAAGCATAGGCCATACCATCGCGATGGTATCGACTTGCCATTGCCATTAGAAGCGCGATGGTCGAGCTTGGCAGAAAATTACGTCCACCCTTTTGTGCCAACCCGTGATGCCCAGCCAGCGCCGTGTTGCCGCTGATTGACATTTTAATGCAATACTTTGTCAGCCCAAGCAGGTGCTTGATCTCTGCTAAAGCCTGCTGACTCTAACACTAGAAAGATTCTGTAGGCTAAGAAGCCTACAGGGGCTGACGCCCCGCTGTTGGGCCGAATGAATCGGGCCAAACAAAGCCGGGCCAGAATATAGAGCCAAGAAACTTGGCCCACCAAAAAATTATTTAATACCAGTAGTTAAGAACTGTCGATTGAGCCGTTTTTCAGGCGCTTGTGGTCCGCACTGGCCCCTGTCATCGTTTTTTTTGCTGGATATCTCGGCCCGACCAAGCGTAGGATCAGGGCTATGACAGGGGCCAGGAAGCCAACACCGCCGACGCTTAAAAAGATGTCGGCCTTCATCGAGGCGCTCTCCGAGCTGGGCTCGGTGCGCCACGCGGCGGAGGCGGCTGGGATGAACCGAACCCACGCCTATGAGCTGCGGGCCACGGTCGAGAGCTTCGCAGCGCGCTGGCGGGACGCCCTGGCGGACAGCGCCGACGTCCTGGAGCAGGAGGCGCGGCGCCGGGCTATGGCGGGTCACGCCGAGCCGGTGATCTACCAGGGCAAGCTCTGCTACCGCCTGGGCGCCGATGGCAAGCCTGAGATGGGCGAGGACGGTCGGCCTATCCCGCTGACTGTTCGCAAGTTCAGCGACACCCTGCTAATGTGCCTCCTGAACGCCAACAACCCGGACAAGTTCCACTACCGGGCCAAGTTTGAGCAGCGGAACACGCAGGACAAGCCGGAGGACACGCCCATTGGCGATCTCACCGACGCCCAGCTCGACGATCTCATCGCCCGAGCCGGAGATGCTCTCGACGACCTTGAGCGCCGGAAGGCAGGCGGGGCAGGAAAAGGCGAGGCGAAAAGCGGCCCGCAATCGCCTGCTGGCGTTCACTGAATACACCTATCCCAAGTTCGATCCGGCGCCGCACCATCAGATCATCGCGAGCGCCCTTGAGGACGTCGAGGCCGGGCGATGCGACCGCCTGATGATCTGGGCGCCGCCTCGGCATACCAAGTCTGAGCTGGCCTCCAGGCGCTTCCCGGCATGGTGCCTGGGCAAGCATCCCGAGTGGGACTTCATCGGTAGCTCCTACAACGTCGATCTGGCGAAGGACTTCGGCGGCGAGGTCCGCGACATTCTCCAGGATGAATACTACCAGCGGCTCTTCGACACGCGGCTCCGGCGCGACATCATGGCGACCGGCAGGTGGAAGACCGAGGATGGCGGGATGTATATCGCTGCCGGGCCAGGGACGGCCACGACCGGACGCGGCGCCATGATCTTCATGATCGACGACCCGGTGAAGGACCGTGAGGAGGCCGACTCGGAGCGCCAGCGGCAGAAGACCTGGGACTGGTTCACCAGCGTTGCCTACACGCGGCTGGCGCCCGGCGGTCGAATCGTGATCATCCAGACCCGCTGGCACGACGACGACCTCTCGGGCCGCATCATGGAACGCGCCAAGTTCGGCGGCGACGAGTATCGGATTATCGATCTCAAGGCCATCAGCGAGGGCGAGGATGGTGAGCGCCCCGACCCGCTGGGCAGGCCGAAGGGCAGAGCGCTCTGGCCCGCATGGTTCCCGGAGCCTGTGTTGAGGCGCATCGAGTGCAACGTCGGCGAGCGCGACTGGAGCGCCCTGTACCAGCAGAAGCCCAGCCCCGACGAGGGCGTCTACTTCAAGCGCGAATGGTACGACCGTCACGACAGCAGGCCCGACAACAGCGAGTTGCGGTTTTATGGCGCCAGCGACTTCGCCCTGACCGAGGACGAGACCAACGACCCGGCGGTCCACCTCGTCTTCGGCATGGACCTGCACGAAGAGCTGTGGCTGGTCGATGTCTGGCGGGACTGGGTCGAGACCGAGTATGAAGGCGACGAGGGCAAAGGCAGCATCGAGGCGCTGCTGGCGATGATCGACAAGTGGAGCCCGCAGCTCTGGGCGTTCGAGAAAGGCCAGATCGACCGCGCCATCGGCCCGGCCATCGAGCGCCGGATGAGGAGGCGCCGCATCCACTGCGCGGTCGAGCGCTTCCCGGTCACGCAGGACAAGGTCGCCAGGGCTCGGTCGTTCCAGGCCTACAGCTCCAGCCGCATGGTTCACATCCCGAATCGGGCGGTCTGGGTGTCTACCTTCACCGACGAGCTGTTTAAGTTTCCGACCGCCAAGCACGACGATCAGGTGGACTGCTGCTCGCTGATCGGTCTAATGTTGGCGAAGCTCACCAAGGGGAAGGCGCCCCCGAGGGCCAAACAGGCCATCGATGCCCACCCGACGTGGAACGACATGATGTCGAATCACGACCGGGCTTGGGGCAAGTCGTATAAACCGGAGGACGGAACGATATGAAACTATTTATAAGCGAAGGGGACGCATTCTTCACCGACGAGCTGGAGATCGATGCGACTCGCAAG